CAACGTTCCAACGTGTCCAGATACCTCCGTGCAAGATATCATGAACCCAGATTTGATTATTCTTCTCGCTACCATAAGCGACAGTCCAGAAGATTTTCTCATCGTTATAGGCTGAGTATGTCTCACTAAGGTTATCTGGTGTAAGTAGTTGAACCCTGTTGCGAATCGCGTTGCTGATAATTTTGGTTGACTGAATACCAACAATGTTCGGTGCAACACCAGTAGACTTAAAGCCTTGAAGCGATAAGTAGTACATATTGTTATTAGCACGAATCACACTGAATGGGGCGTTTGTTCCGTCATTACCCTCACGTTGCTTAAACTCGTAGCCAGAGATTTGAGTACCAGCAACGGTGATTGTGTTCGGGTAAACGTCATAAATAGTACCCTGGCCTGCGACACCAGAAGTGAGGACGTTGATCGCTGTACTACCTGAGTTATCACGACCAAGCTGAACTGCCATTGGAAGTTGAACCCCAAGGTCATCGATTTCGTGGAATCCGCTACCCCTAGAACCACCGAAGGTCTGCTCATAACCAGTGTCACCGCCCCAATGAACAGTGTGACCGTGGATCGCCCAAATACGCCCATCAATGTTGTTACCGTACTTAGCGATGATACCAGCTGTAGTGTTGGCATCTGGTGCGCTTCGGATCGTATCAGCCTGGAGTTTACCGTTATCTACAATGACAGTGGTCGCAACAGGAATAAACTCTTTAATAAGTTCGTAATCAGAAGCAACTGGAGTACCTGATCCACTCGGGACCATAACCATCCAGAGCGCCCAATCGATAGCATTTGCAGGGGCAGCTGGTCGGGTAAGGGTGAAGTAGTCAGATGAAGTCCAATTATCACGAAGAAGCCCAAGAGTATTTGAGTAAGCTGGAGATAGATTTGTTTCACCACCGTTACCCCTATAAGAGAAGCGGTAATAGATTGTGAAGCCGGTCGTAGCAAGTCCTGACTTAACGGCCGTGAGAGCGCCTGCAGGGTCTGTTACAGCCGCAAAACGCTTAACGACACCAGCGGCAATATCAAAATAGCTGTAGGCGTTGACATCATTCCAGATGACAACATTCGATGTGCTTTGTGTGAAGCTGGCGTTAACTGTTCGATCAAAAGTAAATTCGGGGTGATCGTCCCAACTCGTGCCATTCAAAGTATAAACAACACCGTTGACACCATTATCTAGCATACCGATGATATTCTCTGTTTCGTCATCCTGTTTGTACACGTAGAGATTGCCGAGTAACGGGAATGGCAGCGGATCGACATCGGCAGGGAGGAATGACCCACGGTCAGCGCGTGTGCCGTTTTGTGCGACGACAATATCTTCAGCAACCTTTAGTCCGGAATTGGGAACTCGAGCAGCATAAAAGCTACTTACTTCACCGTCTTTCCAGCTATTGATGTCTAGCCGTTGGAGTGAGTCTTGGTCGCGAGAGTTCCTAGCCATAGGAATTACCTATCCACTGGTCCGGTTAACGGATTCCAACCACCGTAAGCAGGGCGAGAACCCTGTGATATACGATTAGCTTTTTTCATGTCTCTCAAGCGAGCTGTCGCCTGTGTATTAAGGTCGTCGTAATTTCGCGCAATAAATGACACTGGAGATGTTGAAGCAAGATCTGCAGCTGTCTTCGTAATGAGCCAATAATTGTCATCAGTGACTACCGTACTGTCCGTACCCGTGACAGGCTTGACTGCAATGTAAGCTGGAATAACGATATTAGCACCAAAAATTCTATTACTTGCAGTCTTGGCCTTAATTTGAAGACCAAGGGAGTTGATCGTAGCAACGCCTGAACCAGAGTCAGCGGCATCAAAGATGTCTTGATCGACAATCTTATACTTATCCAGAACAACACCATCTGTATCAGTAAAAAGAACATTTGAGCGAGCAGTGCCAGCGATATTAGCCACAACCCCTTTTTTAATTTTGTACTGCGTATCAGTCGAGACAGTTCCAAGAATATAGTTCGGGTTGTAAGATGAGCGCCACTGACCCATCTTATTATAAAGATCGATATTCTCGTTCAAAGCACTGACGTATGTATTCCAATCGTCAGAATCAACTTCAATAACCTCGAACTCACCATTGAGTTTTCGACCGATTTCGTTGACAATTTTTTGACCATCCATGTTTGTGTTAATCCTTTTTCTAAATTATAGCACTAATTATGCTTTTTTACTCTGTCTACTTCGGGCTGAAATAGTAATAGGCGCAAACTTATTCTGAGATGCTTTCGGGGTATATGAGACGGGTACTTTCCGATAAGTTGCTTGCTTCACGGTTGGTGCGGAAGCTAGCTTCTGGACTGGAGCGCCCTTAGCGGCGGCAATCATGGCGTTGGCGGCGGCTTTGGCGTTCGCCTTGCCGCTACCTGATCCACCACCTCCGCCAGACCCTGCCTTTTTAGCAGAGAATTTGTTAGCCTTTGGATCATCAGAATTGCGACTTCCACCGGCGGCAGCGAGCTTACTGTCAAGATCCCAAAGTGCCTGATATTTCTCGGGATTATACTCATCAGCATCAGGATCACCCATCTTACGCCATTCACTAAGAGAGGTTTTTGAATAATCTTGAGTTAATTCGTAAGGAGTTTTATTGTCTTTGTAGACCTGACCACGAGCAATCTGTTCGTCGTATTCTTTGAGAGCCTTCTCTCGTGTCGTAGGGTCTGCAGCCAATAGGTCCTTTTTCACCTTAAGCACAGCAAGGTTAGCGTCATAGTTCCCATTTTCAAGGAAACGAGTATCTTCACTTGCATTAACATTTTTCGCGATAGCTTCGTGGATCTTCTTACTGTCAGTCGGATCAGTATTTTTCCCACTCTTAATGTTATCAAACAGAGCTTTAGTCTCGTCATCAGGCATAAGGTTGCGGATGTCGTCACTGAAAGCCCCGTTGTCAGTAAGAGACTTGTTAGCCGCGACAGTGGCTGCCTTGATCTCTTTACTTGCTTCGACACCGTCTTTTTGTTCGTGAGATACAGCACCTAACATACGCGCGATTGGACTAGGATTGGCGATCTTACGACCTTCAACCTCTTTGTCCTCAAGCGTATTGGCGATTCCAGGAATACCATCTTTAACTTTTGAAACGAATTGTTCGATAGCATTACCCTTTGAGGTGTCGTTAGCGTTTGGATCAAAGGCTTTTGCAACTTGGTTAAGGAGTGAGCCAAGCGGAGTGACAGCCTTAGTAATCGATGAGCCAACACGAGCGATCTTGTCGTCTCCGCCCTTTTCCATCAACTCAATCGTAGCCTTTAATTGGTCGACAGGGGACAGGTTAAGGATAGTTTCCCAACTGGTTGCAATAATGTCTTTATTAACAGGATCGCCGTTTTTAACATTCTCGTGAGCATTCGCACCAATCATGAATGGCAGCGCGAATACACCAAGTGCTTGTGGAAGATTCCACCAATCACCATTAATGTTGATTGAATAATCGGTTTTACCTTCGCGCTTCCAGGCATCTCGTTTATCTTGATCTTCTGGATAAGCACCACTAATAAGCCCTGTTGAGGCGAGAGCATAGCCAGTACCGATCATCGTTGCACCGCTACCAAACTCTTTGACTGAGTTCTTGATAAGACGAGCAGTGACGTTTGGATCGCCCTTGGTGACGGCATTAGTTACTGCCTGAATAGCAGTAGGAATACCAAGAGTCATTCGCTTTGCACCTCCGATAGCACCTCGAATGGTAACGGTTGGAAAACCGATAGTGACACGGACCAGAGTCTTCGCCGCAATCTTAGCGGCAGCAGAGTTACCCATTTTATTCGACAATTTCTCAGCAAGCATTGATTCAATCTTTCGAGATTTTACATCGAATGTGCTAGCAAGACCAACGTCTGCGAGAGCTTGTTGCTTTGCCTCTGGCACTTTTCCTTCAATGTCAGCAAGAGTTGCGACCTTAGCACGGCGCTCAAGTTCAGCACCTTTAAAGCCTTTTGCCTTGAGTCCTTGACGATAAGCGTCGTAAGCAGATGCGTATGCGACACCAGTGATATTGTGGTCACCGAGTGTGTTACCTGTAGTGGTGAAATTTGCAATGGTTTTTAGAACAGGGTTTTGGTGAGCGCTTTGACGAAGTTTTGCTTCTGTAATAGTTTCTTTAGCTCCGACTTTAGCACCCATAATCTGACCACGGACAGATCCACCGCCGATTTTGGCGTTGGGAACAAGCTTGCGGCCGAGTGCTGCACCAGCTTTACCAAATAACATTTCTTCAGCACCAACACCTAATGTGTTCACGTAGTTGTTTATCATTACGCGCGTACTTGAAAGCAAGTTCGAGTCGACGTAGTCCATAAAGTAAATGCCGGAGTTCTTTTTGAGAGTCTCAAGATATTTCTTGGCGTCAGTATTTTTACTCTTGCCGTCTTTGATCGCCTTCGCGACGGTGTTATATTCCTCAAAGAGTGACTTAGTATCAGCTTTTGTGAATTCTTGACTAGCACGCTCGTAGGCGCGGAGATTCGTGTCTGAAGGATCAGCTTGGAACTTATTATATGCTTTGTCCTTATTCTTGCGAGCAACCTCAAAAGCACGGTTCGCTTCTTCGACCGGCTTGAATGTGGCTTTATTGACGGTTCGATCGTCGTCAAGGATCGTGTACAATTTGTTGGCAAAACGGGTTGTGATCTCTTTGGCAGAGGCTTTCTTACGGACATTACGGTCAATGACCGCTAGTGTCTGAGCGGCTTCCGTGACATTTCGTCCAGCAATCTTACCAAGCTGTTTGTGTTCAGCAGTTCCTGGAGTAAACTTCTCTTGTAGCGCGCGAGCAGTGTCAGCTTGTTTCGTCGTAGGAACTGACTTAGAATCGACACTTTTAACAAACTTATCGTAGTTAACTTTCTCCGCTTCGATAGCACCACGGCCTTTACTGGCAGCTTGGCTAGTCTTTTCATAAGTACGACCCTTGCTAACTTTAGCAACAGATTTACCCTTCTCGCCAGTCTTAGCTGTCCCCACGTTATCCACAACTGGAACTTCTTCGGGTACAACTTTACTAACTTTTGCTTTTGGAGCGAGAGGATTTTTAGCTGCTATTGTTTTGACAGGGGCGGCAACTGGTTTCGGAGAGCCGATTTCAGAAACATCAGTTTTAGTAACGGGTGGCTTTATAGGCTTGAGATTATTCTTCATCTCAGGAGTGGGATTTTCATATAGATCAGGGTGATCGAAAGGATCTCCAGATTTTGTCTCAGCGGCAAGTTTTTTAAGTTTTTGATCTTGTTTATAATCGCTAGACTTTAAGTATGCCTCGACTTTGTCTTTAGGGATATATGAAGGAATATCAGGGGTCTCTGGTGAAGCTTTGCCGCCAGGAACGACTATCGACCCGCGTTGACCATCTGGGCTGCTCTGAGCAGCTTTAATGACCTTAGCGGCGTCCTTTCCGCCACGTGCCAGAAGTTCCGATCCAGTACCTAATACAAGTGGAGCAAGGAAGTTAGCGGCAGTGCCTTCTGGAGTAAGGCGCTCCTGGAGTGCGTCGTTGGCAGTCGAAGACCCACCATACACAAGAGCCTGCATAGCGTTCTCTTTGAGAGCTTGTTTAGCAGTTTCCTTAGTAAGCGCTTTTGCCCCTTCTTTGGCACCCTTGGCAAGGACTCCAGCACCCTTAGTGATAGGGATAAGGTTAGCTGTCTCGACACCAGCGTCAGTAAAATCTTTAGCGAATTCAAGAGGGGTGGCCGTACCCTTCTGAGAAGCTTCATCAATAAATGACATAGATCCACCGTCAAGTGCTTTCGCCTGTCGTACGTCATTAATAAATTTGTTTTTGGCTTGAGCATTTCGCATAGCATTTTCATCACCAAAGGCGGCTGGGATAATATCCGGAATAGTAGCAAGTGCAGCAGCGCCTTGAGCAACTGTACCACCAACCCTTTGTCCACTACTAAGTAGCCCCATAACAATGTCTTGAAGTATATTCGATTTAGGAGCCTGAATCTGAGGTGGTTGGATAGGTGTTACTGCTGGTGTAAGAGGAAATGGATTAACAATGCCGTTAGATTGAGGAATTCTGTTGATGGGAATGAGTGGCGCTGGTCGGGGCGCAGGAACAACAGCGGGAGCGACCGGACGTACCATTGGTGCGGCAATCGGTGCTGGCGGTCTGTTGCCATTAGGAATGTTTGGCAGCATCAAAGCATCCAATGGCTTCAGAAGTGGGTTTTGATAGTTCAGCGCTTTGACCATGTTATTTTTATTTTCCTTGTATTGTTGACTCTATAATACTATATCTATGGGGAAATAAATAGACGCGCCTCGCAGGAGAACGCGTCTATTTACCGTAAGGGGTTTATTCCTCGTCGAGTGCTTCTTCAGACGCACCGTCGGTAACTACGTTATCAGAGAACTTTTTGACAAGAACTTGAGTGTAGTAGATTACCTGACCGTTGTCACCTGTGAATTTCTTAACACCTTTTTCGTTGGCGTAAGTTTTAGGAAGTTGGACGTTCTCATAAATGTAAACGTCGTCATTCTTTTCAACAATATCGTGCATAGGAAGCACGTTGATTTCAACATCAGGCTGTGGAGCTTGGGCTGTAGCAGCAGGTGGTGGAGTCGTTTCACCGGCAGCTTCCGCAGCTTCTTGTGCTTGAAGGGCTAACTCAGCCTTCTCAGCACGGTCAGCTTTAGCCTGTTCAGCCTTAGCTTCATCTTCTTTTGCAATACGTTCAGCATCTGCAGCTGCAGTTTCTTCAGCAGCTTTGGCTCGCTTGTCGGCTTCGGCTTCCTTTGCAGCCTTAGCTTCATCTTGTTTTGCTTTTGCAGCAGCTTTTTCTTCTTCAGTTTGAGCCATAATGACTATCCTTCTTTCTTCGCTTTAATAAGTTTATCTAGTTCTTTCTCGACCTCACCTTGAAAACCAGGTGCATATTTTTCTGTTTTCTTGGTGACTTGTCGGGTACTAATTACCGAACCACCACCATCACCGAGGTCATTGACCTTAGTGACTGGCTTCTCTTGTTGAACCCACTTATTGTGTAGTTTTTCAAGGAGTTGGCCAGGGTTGATCCTACTTCCAATTATATAATTATTATCCCCTTCGTGTCCAGTCGCGAAGATAAGACCAGCTGAAAAGGCTTCGTTAGCAATCTCGGCTAAATCTTTATCATACTTATCTGAATTCTGGTTAAATTCAGGGAACTTTTCAAACGCTTCTTTTGTTTCGCTTTGAAGTTTAACCAGCGTCTCGGCCTGCTCCTTCATCACTTGACCCTTTTGATAATCACGAAGTTTCTTATCGGCTTCCCATGCTTGGAATCGGGCCTTAGCCTCAGCATCACTGAGAACCTCACCGTCTTCACCAAGAGTGCCAATAAAGTCCTCTAGTTTATAGATAGGGTCGTCAGCAAGATCTTGTTGCTTTTGCTCCTCGGCTATTTTTTTCGAGTATTTTTCTTCGAGCTGGCGCTTTTGTTCTTCGAGGTCTTTTTTTTCTTGGACAAGTTGCTGGATTCGGCTACTTGCGTCCTTTTTTTTACCCACTCGTTCAGCGTCGGCGTCTTCGCTATCATCAGATTTGTCTGCGTCAGCTCCGTCTTCTGAATCGTCCGATCCATCTTCATCGTCAGCAGCATCATCGGTTCGATCAGAATCTTCTTTATCAGAATCATCTTTATCTCCAGCAGGCGCATCATCGGACTTATCGTCACTGTGATCCCCTCCAGCTCCGTTGTCTTTATCGTCACTGCTTGCTTCAATTGGTTCCAAATCACTATGATCCTCCGTTAATTCTTGCAATAGTTTATCTGATTCTTCTTGTGTAGCCACGTTTTTACCCCTATTACTTTATTTAATTTTTTTATTTGAGAAGCGTTTATGTTTGAACGTATAATACAGTACTTGAGTATATAAATACAAGCATAAAAAAGAACCCCCATTACAGGGGTTCGATTTCAATCTGTTAAGTAGATTAGCTTGCAGTGATTGCAGAGATCGCGAGAGTCTTCTGCGCAAGAACGAACAAGTCGTATCGTGCGTAGATCTCAACGTTCTTACCTGGTTTCGCAGGAACTTCTTTAATAACAGCTTTCTTGATACCACGAGGACCGAATACGGCGTCCTTGTGAACTTCAACTGCGTTAAAGACACCTGGGAGGTAAGAGTCTGGAAGGATCACAACCTTCACGTTGTCGATGTAACCGATTGAACCGTCACGAAGCTTCGCGAGTTGTTCAGATGTGTAAGGAACAAAGTGAGGGTCAAGCTTGATGTTTGTCTCAAACTTCGTGTTTCCGTAAACAATACGTCCACTACGAGGCGCGTTAGCGTTCGTAAGGTAAGCATTCATTTTAAGGAAGTCAGTGTAACCATTCGCTGTAGCAACAAACTTCTGAGTGTTCGCAGTCGCAGCAGCTGTAAGAACAGCGATACGGTAAGCGTCAATCATCGGTGTGTAACGTTCGTTTGTGACGGCCATCTCGAACTTCGCAACTGTTGCAGCAGGCTGCTCAAGTTCGTCGAAGAAGTCGAAGTGCTTCAAGTTTTTCTTGTACTGTGAAACGGTGTAAACAGCAGTCGTGTTTGCAACGTTGGTAACGTCAGCAATCGCGCTGGTGAGTGTTTGTGTACGTGAGTAAGCAACGAATGCTTCAGTGGTCAGTGTCTCAACTCGGATCGTTTGAGCGTCTGTGAAAGAGTACCCATTGTCGTTGTTAAGGTCGTTTGTCATTGAATCAAGTGTAAAAACTTGGTCAAGCTTTGCGCTATAAACTTCGGCAGTTGTAAATGCCATAATAATTCTCCTAAAAAAGTGTTGATTTGTTTGTGTTATTAGCGGGATAACGTATACGCCATATCGCCTTTTGGTGGCTAGGTTGCGAACCCTAGTGACGCTATCCAAACAAAATTGCTTACCTCAATAATAACGGCAAGCACTATACAAAGTCAAGTAAATTATTTGTTATTTTGTAAAAATGTTCTTAGCTGGAGTGTAACCTTACGAAGTTCTGCGTTAACTTCTTTATTAATGAAGATCTGGAAGTCGATTGGCGATGGGTTATCTTTAAAAAGCGTAGTAACTTTTTTGATGAATTTAGGATCAAGCTTAATCCTTTCGATTGTGCCACGAAGTACAGCCTCTTTTTCAAGGGCATCAATAGCCAATCGAACTTTATTAAGCCCACTAGCTTTAAGCGTCTTAGATTTATTGTACGTAGTCGATTTAACGACAACGCCGCCATCGTATGCTGGTTCATCTGGTCTAGGTAATTGTCCCGCCACTATTTGCCTCCTCGTTATGCTACTGGTTTAGCTTCTTTCGACGCTGCTGTTCTTCGTGCAAGTTTAGCTGACTCAGCAGATTTTAGCAAGTCAAGAGTTGTACCGTCTTCATGTTTTTCGGCTTCTAATCGAAGTTTTTCTTCGGCAATAGCAATCTCTCGATCCTTTTGCGCGTTTTTGATCTGACTATCAGGAACTTCAGCAGAAGGTGTCATACCAGCGTCCGCTTCCATTTGGCGGCGGATATCTTCTGGAGCGTCTTTATAACTAAGGGTTTCAGAGATAGGTTTTTGTGGCGGTCCTTCTGGTTCAGGTGCAGGAGTTTTATCGATTGCTTCGATAATATCACCAGAATTTGATACACCACTTGTCTTAATCATAGACTTCACGATCTCTTTAGTTGCGTTTGGACCAATCATAGCTGCAACTTCCTTGCTTTGACCTTCCATGTTAATGATAGCGGCAAGACGAGCGTTGTCTTCTTCGCGGGCGACGTCTCGTGTACTTCCGGCTGAAACCTTAACCTTGATCTTAGTAACGACAGAACAATCAAGCTGAACGAGTCCAGTTGGTGATACTTTATCGGGATCAATAGCACGTGCTTTTTGAGCATACACGTTGTTTAGCTGAATCTCGATGATACCATCGAACTCACCCATATAAATGTTGAGTCCATTCTCGGCCCAAGTACCGAGGAAAGCCTCACCGTTCTTGAAGAAGAAGTTATCAGATAGGTTCTGAGTAGCTTGGTTTTGTTTGATGCCGGTTGAGGTTTTACTCGAGGCAAGGCCGCCAGTCGCTTCGCTCGAAATAGTCGTATCTGAAGCGTTCGGAATCAGCGCATTAAGTTGAGATTTTTGGAGCGCATATAGCTCAGGATATTTCTCAATCGCAGTCGTTGAAATTGTAAGTTCTTTAACGGACGTCGCAGGGTCGTCAGAAACGAGAACGTTATTCGGCATGTAGATTCCGTCGCCGCCATCAAGATCACCTGAAACGACAACTGGAGGTTGAAGTGAGAGGGCGCGGTTAAATTGGTACGCCTGCATATCTGAGTCGATAAGGTCCTGAAGATCCCCACCAATGTCAACCATTGAGCGGCCAAGTGGCTTGTCGCCGTCGAAGTCGTAATATAGACCAACAACACGCTTGCGCTTCGATTTGTTATCACGTCGTCGGAAAATCCTATCACCACCAGCGGTGCTGAAAGTAATAAATTCATCCTTACTAATGTATGTGTAAACTTCATACAAGTCAGATGAACCGATTTGGTCGACATTAGTATAGTCTTTAGGAGTTGTGGCATGAGCATCGACAACTGCCTTGACTTCATCACGATCCCAGCCGTCATCGGTGTCATCGTCTGTATCATCAAGAATATTATTCATATCTTGTTCGGTCTTCCACTGACGAATGATGTGGAAGTTAGAGACGTTTATGCTTGTTGTATATGCCTCAAGGAAAAGATCTCCCCAATAAACAGGAACGAATCCAACTCGGTATGAGCCGTTAACAAGCTCGAATGGTGAGTAAACAGCACATGAGCCGAAGGCGTCAGCATCGCGTCCGGTGTTAATAAGCTTTTGATAGAACGAATAACCGTTATCTTCACCATTAATAAACTCTTCATTAAGGATATATTCTGCGACGATATCTTCAAATGCAGTGGCGCCAGTATCAACTTCAAAATCAGGAGTCTTTTGAAACACACGCTTTGGTGTGTCATTAATCATTTTTGAAAGAGTCTTGTCAGTAACGCGAGGATAGTTTGGTGGAATATTCTCCTTAGGTTTACCATCTTTTAACCGCTGATTACGTGAAAAATCAGAAGTATGTTCCTCCATAAAAGACTTGGATTCGGTGAGGAGTTTGAATACTTTCTTCGGGTCTTTCAGCTTGCTCATATTGTTTTGGTTTTAACTCGGTTATGTTGTTGATTTAATAGTAGCACAAAGAAGGCTCTACTGGTACTCTGAACCATTGCCTGGACGCGATTTACTTGGGATAAAAGGTCCTGCTCCCGGTGAATATACTGTGCCACCCTTACGAACATTACGACGAGGATCAAAAGCGCCAGTAATTGGGCTGGTCCACGGCTTCATTGGAGCGACTGTTTCGTCAGGTGCGTAGCCGAACATAGCAGGATCAACACCAGCGACACGTGGGTCTTGAGGGTTCGTGTTATATATCTGTGCAAGACCTTGAACGTCAGGAGAGAGTGCTGCGATGTTCTCGGGTGTCAATGACTGACCGACCGGAATCGGCTGTGCGAGGTGTGCAAGCGGCATGGCTTGCTTCGCAGCCGGAGCCGACTTCTTGCTAGCACCACCGCCGACAAAACCTTCCAAAATTTGCTGTAAAATATTCATCTTTTTGATTCCCATGTTTATGTTTGAATGTCTATAAAATAATAGTATCACAAGGCAATTAAAATAGCACCAGTGCGAGGACACATAGTGCTATTTTGTGCAGACGGGCGGCATCCGTCTACGATCGCAAGAGGCGACATTTGTATAATACATAAGGTCTTTAGAAAGAGCAAGGTCAGTGCCGAGAGACGACCTGACCTGGTATACATAAAGCGGTTTGAACACCATATATAGCGTATCAATTTTACTATACTTTTGCAAGCATAAGGGGATAATATCTTGGCACGCTCGGAAGGCTTCGAACCTACAAACTCCAGCTCCAAAAACTGGTGACTTTACCGATTTGTCTACAAGCGTACATGGCCCTAACGGCAGGACTTGAACCTGCAACCATTCCATTAACAGTGGAACGCTCTACCGTTGAGCTACATTAGGATATGGTCTGGGCTGAGAGAATCGAACTCTCCTGATGTCCACGCTCCAAAGGTGGCGACACGCCTTGCGTCCGAACCCAGATAACAAAAAATCCCCGATATACGGGGTTATAATATGATTCTAAACAAAAAACTAAATCAAGCCCCTAGACGGAAATCCATTTATTCGGCTGATTGTTTGTGCGTAAAATCATAATAACAGTATAGCATACTAATTAAGCGACAGAATCCTTTTTAGTCAATCGTTTCGCTTTGCCGGGGGTGAATGTCCGTTGAGTCGTGATCTGCAGGCCGTGCTGTGAGGACCACTGAGTGTGGTGGATAGGGCAACCCTTATCGCGATCTACGGCCTCAAATTGATGCCAAGCAGCGCAGTTCTCGCAGTAGCCGACGAGGTGTTGGGCGGCTTCGCGGTCGACGACGTTCATTAAGCTTTCACCCAAAGACCATTAGTAATGAATCCATGATCGCCGCAGACAGTACATAACAATGATGGCGTCAATGTAAGGGGGTCTTTTTGTATTAACTCCCACGTCTCTATCTCACCGTCAAACTCGCGCGCCCAGGAATGGCCGGTGAACGATATATAACCACCGACGCATTGCTCACCGGTATCGGGTCGATTGTGAATAGCGATGCCGCCTGAAAGTTCGTCCTTATGTTGAACAAACTCGAAATAGTGACTGTTGTCGCCTAAATCAATACGATTTGTCATTACCGTTTATGCCTCGTGATAGTAAGGACGTAGTGATATGATCGATTATCTAATCTGAACCATGCAAATAGTGTGCGAATCGCATACCATATCGATTTGTTCCTATGGATCTTGTCGTAAACATACCGTTTTTCGGCAGTCCGCCTGATCCGAAGTCGAAGATCGTATCTCATAGAAAAGCCCTCATGCCAAACACTTGATATAGTAGGATATCGAGTGCATCCATTACTTCTCCTCAACTTCATAAATTTTGCCTTTGCCTTCATGCTGATACTTGGTAATAATCAAGTCGGCGCAATGTCGACTAGATACCTCGGATTGGCCGGTGGTCAATCGTTCAAGCATTTCTTGGCATTGTTCTGTCGTTTCAGCACCCATGCCAAAGACGAGATTCTCAGGACCGCGAACACCTGATTCCCAATCGATAATGCAATACAGCACAGTCTTTCGAGCGTTGAACGGTTTAGTTAATACGACGAACGCAACGTTGGACGCTTTCACGGTATATGCCTGTTTTTCGCCATAGAACCATACCTTCGATCCGACAGGTAATATTCGTTGCGCCATTAACCCTAAATCTCTATGTCCAATTGGCCATCTTTTACTCATGATACGTGACTCGCGAAAGCTAATGCTGACTTCTTCGCGTCCTCAAGTGTCTTAATCTCAATCTCACCATGCTGACGATAGTGTGTTTTTGAATCGCCGAAGGCGACGTCGAAAATTTTATCGCCAATTCCAAAACCACAAATCGCACGGTGCGACCAACCATACCACATCTTCGACTCAGGATTATAACCAATACAGACAACTCGTGATTCAGAATCCGGTTGAGTGTCAAAGGTTGTGATGCCACGTTTGATGAGTCGTCTAGCGAACGCGGGATCGCCGAGGTAATCACCGTCTGGTGTGTAGGCGGAGCGCATAAGCGTTGGATCTTCGCCGAGGGCGTACATCCATAGTTCTTCTCTGATCTCGTAACCAGCTTTATAGACGGCTGTTTTGACAAATTCTCGTTCTATTTTCACGTTGTTCCCCTGTTTATATATCCATTGTAGCACATAGTTTAGATTTACTAGAGGTAATTCATAGGTTATATTAGATAATGATTATGATGATTTGTCAATTGGTGAGAATGGTATGGTTGGGGAAATGATGCATTAGGGTCTGTCGGCACGCAATTACCATATACCCTCCCCCCCACCCCTGTACCACCAGAGGTCACTACACAAAACATTTCACAATAAAAAAAATACTATACATAATATAGTGTAGGGGTATGCATACACCACACATGATATACATACACATATAGTACACATACCATGCATGCACCACACCACACACCAACAGGGGTCAGCCTATCCATACGTCGTACAACATATATTGTGCGACGTTAAACCATACCAACATAGGTATACATATAGACCTTATTGAGAGGGCGTGTAGTACTGGCGAGGATCTGTGACCACCCTAGCGGGTGGAGCGGGGCGTAGCTCAGGGTGGAGCGTGTACTTCGCTTCATCAGGGAACATAGCCATCAACTCATGCAACTTGGCAATGCGACGCTGCCTAGTTTGTTCAGCCTTGTATTTCTTGTTATATACTTTACGATCTTCCTTGCTCATCGTAGTACGTATATTCTTAACATCAGACCAGTATTGATCCCATGCGTCGGGGTCTTCTTGAGCGGTCTTGGCTGGCATAATTATCTGTTTTTTCATCTACTAAAAATTATAGCAAAAAAACACCCAAAGTAATCATATATAAACGTATCCCATGTATAGGAAATCTATATATTTTATATTCGTTTGAAGTTACTGTCCTTTTTTTTATTTTGTTTTGGACCTGGACGGGGCATGCGTCCAACCCTTCTCATTTCCAAAATTTTTAAAAAATATCATTGTAATCAGCACAACAAGATTAGGACACTTACAAAATATCTCTAACTGTCCTTTTCCCCGTTGTACACCTTACAACACCAATATGACAGTTACATTTCAATCCTAACTGTCCTAATTAGTTGTAAATAATACATACTCACCAAAATAACAGAGGTCACACCACCCGAAATCACCCCAAAACTGCCCAACATTTCACATAGACCGTTGACATTACAATAAGCTTAATATATTGTTAGGACATCGCCACGGAATGAACACCCAGACGATACAAGCTTAACAACTCGGACGGCAACCACGGCGGACATTCTCCCGCATTATAAAACGAGCTAGTGACCTACCGTCCGACGTTGAGCAAAGTACATTAATAAGTCAGGCAACGGTATACACTACGCACAACGTCAGGCGCTCCGAGTAGCCGACGAAAAGGAGTGATAGACGCATACTATTAAATGACCTGACACCTTGACAATTCGACTGGTCACACGAGCGAACTAGGGACAACATAATAATATATTAGTTGCTATACACTCTAGCTCGCTCTTGACACTGGTCGAATTACGACACCACTAACATAAACAAGCGAACACCACCATGACAACACTAATAATAGTCGTCGCAATCATCCTGGTTGCTGAAGGCTACGATCGAATTAAATTAGCTTTGAAAGGCAAGAGATAATGATTACTGAAATTATCAAGCAAGTAAATTTCAAGAGTGACACCATTAAGATGAGTGTTGAGATCAATTACAAAGAGGGTCGTCTATCAATCACTGGCACGACTCAAGAATATGACAAGCGTTGGCGTGATGTTGGTGGTGGCCAGAATTATGACGATCTCGTCCAATTCTTCGGCAACGATCCTAAAGCCTTACGACTTTTCGAGATCTGGACACGCTGGCATCTAAATGACATGAATGCTGGTGATGAATTACAGGAGCGTTATATTCGTAACTTGAAACTAACTGGTTGGAAGTACGACTATCAAGACGCTTGTGACAAACTTGCAGAACTTGGTATTTACATCCATGATGGCTATAAATACGGCACTGCTTGGAAGTTCGAGACTGTACCTCAAAAAATTTTGCAAGAACTCGAGGCGCTATAATGTCAACATTCCACGCAAACGACATTGTTACAGTACTCAACTTAGTCGGTAACGTTCATAATCGCAACATGCTGACTAAAGAGGGTCTGACGGTGTCAGAACAGGCTATATGCCTAGAGGACATCAAAGACGCTCGAAACATGCTGAACACTATTATCCAGGACGAGGAGGATAAATTGTGACCGCCTCCAACCCACCCAAAGGAATTGCAAAGAAGCCGATGCGCAAGCAGCTCCGTCACAAGAAAATCAGGAAAGAATCACCACGTATTAAATCAATTAAGGAACTAATCTAATGCCATTCCACAGACCATTCAAACAGATATCGTTTGCACTTTCACCGGTGAGCATCGAACTTGTCCGACGTTTTGTAACAAAAGATAAAGAAGCGCACGAACTTGAAACAGATCTAAATTGGCTTGATTGCCTAAAACCAATCAGCACCCGTACAGCATTCAAATATGCCGAAGATGGACGAGACGTCTTTATGATATATGCAGACGGCACAGATTCACAACTTGATGACCTTGAAACTGAACGTGGCTATTATACAGATCTTAGTAAATCATGGCCTAAGATCGAAACAATCTTTGCAGTCGAGGAGAAAAAATAATGGTTATCCAAATCCGCATCCACGACGGCATCCGCATCAAGACTCGTACCTATCGTGACGTTGTACGGGGCGTCAACCTCGCTCAGTACCGTGAAGGCTTTTATGCTCAAGAGGCGTATAGCAAATGGGGTGAGATGGTACAGCTCAAGGGCAACGAGCGCATTGTGCTTGCACGCTTCGGCCGAGTCGAGCCACGAGTCCACAAAATCCCGGTTGTCAATCGTTCGATTATCTTGGTCGGTCGCTTCGTCAAGACAATCGACACAGAGGACGGCTCATTCGGTGACGAGGATTACAACACTATAACTCGTGTGTATCACACGCTAGAATTGGAGACATTATAATGGGTGCAGATATTCACACATTCGTAGAAGTTAAGAAAGATGGCCACTGGGATCTTAACAAGAAAAAGGTTTTTAAAAACTCATTCATCGCCATAGAGCCTAACATAAAATATATTGCATATCCTTTTGATTATCGTCATTATGGTATGTTTGGATTCTTGGCCGATGTAAGAAACTACAGCAGCACACCCGTCATAGCGGAGCCTCGCGGAGTTCCTGACGACATATCGTCGGAAGTCAGTGCTGAATATGACGACTGGTGGGGCGACGCTCACAGTGCGTCTTGGTTCACCGCAAAAGAATTACTAGATTATAATTATAACGTCGATTTCATCGACACGAGAGACGGAAACACTAAAGAAAATCTCAAAGAGTTTCTAGGGACAGAATATTTTGAAGATCTTGAAGCACTCAAAAAGCTTGGCGATCCAGAGAATGTCCGTGTAGTGTTTTGGTTCGATAACTAAGGAGAATGATAATATGCCACTAACATTTCTAGCCTGGGGCGTCGGCTCTGGTAAGACGAAGGAGGCGCTTGATCGAGCGCAGGCCGGCGGTGCTAAAGCACTGCTGATCTTCGCACCAACTGTCCTCAAATCCATGAAACACTGGGAGCGTGAGGCTAAGAAATGGGGTAATAATATCCCTATTCAAGTTGAAACTTACTACCGTCTACAGCAATATGGCCGTGCCGACGTCGACCACAAACTACCAAACAAGGGCAAAGGCTACGCAATTATTATTGACGAATGCCAAAAGGTGAAGAACTCACAGAGTCAACAAGGACTTGGCGCATTCAAACTCGTCCGTGACAACCCAGAGGCTGATATCTACCTCCTGTCTGGTACACCAGCAAGCAACGGCTACCAAGACTTTACGAACTACGCAAAGATGGATGGATTCGTTAAGAACAAGACAGACTTTTGGAAGCGATACGTTATCACCTCAAACTACCGAGGATTTCCAGAGATCGCAACCTATATCAACACCGAGGAACTTGATAACTGGTGGGCGCAGTTCGCGGATATTAAACCACCTCAGATCTTCACCTCTGAACACGACATCACTGTCGACTTTCCTAGCGTTGCTAATGAAGTGATGGCGAAAAAGACTCGTGTTGGTGTTCTCGATGGTGAGAAATTCATGCTCGAGAATGCTTCACAACTCACTCACTACTGCCGCCAAGCAGCGTGTTTGACGAAAGTACGTCAGGACTGGCTCGAGCAGTTCCTCGATTCAACCGAGGATAACGTTGTCGTGTTCGTTGGTTACAAGCGAGCGATGGAGGATGTGGTCGCAGTTGCAAAGAAGCTCAAGAAGAAAGTCTATCAAGTTGATGGCCAAGTGAAGACGCTTCCGACCGACGCAGAGGCTCTCAAATTGAAGAATGCCGTGATTGCTGTCAACTATCAGTCCGGTGGCGCAGGACTCAACCTGCAGTACGCAAACCACGCTGTATTCTATTCTCCGACGTATTCATACGCCGACTATATTCAGGCTCGCGGACGCATTTCACGTCGTGGCCAAGAAAAAGTCTGTACGTTCTATCACTTGCAAGCTGACAAATCTATCGAACGTGATATTTACGACTGCCTGAAAGAGAAAGAAGATTTCAGCATTAAGTTATGGAATGCAAAGTATGCCGATGACGGCGAAGGCGACCTGGACGCACTATTCGCATGAACGATTTAGAGATATTTGAACTTTGCGCTAAAGTGTTTCAACTAACCAAGTGGGGACGGACTAAACAGGCGTGGGGCTATCCACCAGGATCAAGCGGACGAAGCGCAGGTATGCCATTCCTTATTGAAAACAAAACCTTTCAAGGTTCTGCGCACGAAGCGTTCATCAGTATTTGCCCCAACTACGACACAGATTACATACTAGCTCAAATTCCTCGTTTCTTAAATAGGATGCATGAAGGCGCTCAATATCCCAACAAATTCCCATTTAAATTGCGAGCGTCTATCCGCAACAACGGCAACTGGCGAGCCGGTTACTACAATACTCCGAGACAACAGGTACTAAAGCACCTCGTTATCGAAGGGGCAGGTCAGTCACCACAAATTGCATTGCTTAAATTGGTTATTGCTTTATACGAAGAGGGAGAACTATCATGAAAAATATGTTGCCATTTATAGTATTGTTCGTCGGACTCATCCTAAGCGTCGTGCTGCACGAATCATTCCACATCGTCATGCATTGGGGGAATATTGAAGCAGTTCAACTTTTCCCGCCTTCCGGTAATGTTGCACAAGTTGTGACTGGACCACTTCCAAATGGCTATAATGTCATGAATGAGGAGTTAATAGCTTACAGTATTACGACCATTGTGCTAGTAATAACACTTTGGATGTTCGTTAAGATGATATTGAAAGGAGATAGACGACGTGGCAAAATACTGTTATCTGGTGTTCGATAATGATGGTGTTTTGATCTGTACAGTTCAGCACCGAGATATAGAAAATTGTGATTTAAACGAAGAGGAGAATAGGTAATGGGTAAAAGTAAAAGACAACCAACAACTCACCACATTCAGGTCAAAGAAGTAAAAATACCAGCTCGGCGCTTTCCGGACGAACTAAGGTTCTTGATTCCAGTCCACCACCGTAATACGCCACTATTCGACTACAATCGAGCTAAGGCTAACATCAACTCTGACATCAAAAAGCTCAAGCGTGACATTAGACGCGCTCGTCTATTGAAGATTCAGGCGTATATCGCTTATAGGTTAACAAAATAATGATTGATACCAAAAAAGCAATTCATGAGGCTAAACGATCAGAGTATTTCGGACGTGTTAAACTTACGAAATCGATGGTATTAAGTGAATGGTTTGAGAGGTTTTTACTTGAAATAACACCTTCGTTTCGACAATATCGCAAGAATAAAATAAATCGAACACTCAAATATATGTGGGACGTTGGCGATAGGGTTATAACTTCTCAGGGTGGGGCTACTGTAGTGAGGAACTACAAATCAATCGATTCAGATGGTATGGGTGGTTTTATTCAAACAGACGTTCGATTCGATAACCCTCCAGAACCAAATTTACAAACAGGTAACATTAACAGTTATCCTTATATTGGTCACTACAATCAAATATTTCTTGAGAGAGAATAGTGGTCAATCCTGAGACATTAAGAGCAAAGCGTCGCTACGATTTCATCACTATATGGAGTCGCCGCTACTATCACATGACCTCGCGCAACCAGGGACGTTCAACGAACAAGTCCGGTGCGCAGGGCAAGGACATGATGACTAAAGACGAGTTCCTGGCGTGGTGCAAGTCAAAGCCACAATTCATCATATTCCTGGTGATGTGGCAGGAGTGGTATGAAGATGACTTCAGTCTCTGGTCAGCACCGAGCGTCGATCGTATCGACAGCAAAAAGGGGTATACTGTAGATAATATCCAGTGGCTCACGTTCAGTGACAATTGTATTAAAAATAACCGTGATCCACAAACAATGAGAGGGGACTTCGATGAGTGAATTAGAACCAGATATGTTCGACAGTTTCAGTGCCGACCAAGCGGCTAGTCAATATAAAGGCGGATCAACACCAGGTATGAATCAAGCACTCGGCCTACCGTTCGGCAAAATGGAAAAAACGTTGGTCGCCTTTGATGTTGACGGCACTCTCATTAACGGTGAGTTTGAGAAGTATGGCAATATGCTACAACTGCTCGTATCTTTCGCATTCCAGAAATGGAAGAACGTTGACGTAATTGTATGGTCGGGCGGTGGAGCAGCCTATGCAGAACTAATGATTAGTCGTACTTTGGGTATAGATTTTGCTCAAAAAATTCGTTTTTATTCAAAATTACAGTATTTAGAGCTTAGAGAGAAGTACCAAAAGATTGTTGCTTTTGATGATATTCAAGATACTGCACTCGGCGATGTGAATCTGATTCCGAGGAATAAATAGTGCCTCACGGCAGCCAGCCACAACGCGAGGTCAACCGAATCGAGAGATTGCGGCGCCGCCTTCGTGCTATTTCGAAATATCCGTCTCAAAAGCAATTGGGTGAGATTAGCGCACTTGAATGGGCAATACCTATCCTCGAACAGTATGTTAAAGCAAAGTATGAACATGTGCCTGCTGCTCGCATACTTTTCCACAAACATGAAAAGTCTCTGATCGTTTATCAATTGCTGCAACGTGATGGCGATACTTGTTACCTCTGTGGGCTAAAAATGCCTCATGGAGACATGACAATCGATCACGTTGTGCCGTTGTCAAAAGGCGGCTTAGACGCTATGATTAATTACAAACTTACACACGAACTTTGTAATGTCGAAAAAGGCAACATGACCGAGGCCGATTACCGGAAAATGAAAGAAAAAGAAACGGCAACATAAGCGGAATTAAATTTCACAACACACAAAAGACAATAAATTGTAATAAGATGGGGTAACAATGGCAGACAAAGAAAACGGGGTTGAACTATATGCTAGCGGCGCTAAACCGAAAAAATCGGATCTTGTTAACTTTGTTCTTGATAAGGTTAATATCGCTAACTACTACGGCCGATCGTATATTGAACACAACGACCTTTGGAAACGACTTGGCGAGGATGAATTCAAGTCCGTCTGCTATGCTGTCTTCGGGTCCGGTATTCCATCTGCTCATATCCGCGACCTCTCTGATTATTTCCTGGGCAGTCATAACATCCTCTCTACCCCTTCAAGGCTTATCTATTTCGGTGGAAAGGTGTGGGACATGGACAAATGTGACTTCGTTCTCGAATCAATCGACAAGACCTTCTTCCGTAGTCCCGTCAAGCCGAATATGAAAGTAAAGCTTGGTCAAAACAAGTTCGTGAAGGCGTTAGCTGTTGGTGATATGGAGGTGTACGCCGATATCTTTTCAACCCTCTCTGTTATGTTTAGTTCACGTAAGCCCGACATGGTGGGATTCTTCTACGGTGATGGAAGCAATGGTAAGTCTGTGCTTATCGACGTCATGAACAAGGTTGTGGGTGATCACATCGCTAGCATCAACCTCGAACGCCTTACTGACCAGCGCGATGCGCCGCTCATCAACGGCACGCTTGCAAACCTATGTGGAGAGAACGCCGACAACATCGTTATAGAAGATAGCCAGGTATTCAAGTCAATCGGCTCACACGAACGCTGGACTGTTCACAAGATGCACACCAACGACATTATTGAAATTGACACCAATCCACTTCACATTTTCTGTGTGAACAATATGCCGAACTTCAAAGATAAATCATCGGCTATTATTCGCCGCGCAAGGGTTGTGCCATTCAAAAACAAGTTCGATCAAGATCCAAACTTCCGTAATAACCTTTTGAATGATGAGAAGTTTTTGAGTGATTTTCTTGGGGAACTGTTAATATATGCGCAAAAAGGCAAAGAAGATGGTTGGGTTAGTCCTCTTAGTAAGTCAACACTCGCTCAGATTGAGGAATACGACATTCTTCGTAATTCAGCTAAGACGTTTATCGACGAATTCGTTGAGCTGGGACTTGTCGGATTTAAGAATTTCAACGTTCTTAAACAGTCATACGAGAATTGGTGTAAAGACAATAGTTTCACACAAATGGGTGTTAAGACCTTCCGTAGTTCAGTGATGAAGCACAATTTCATACGTAAGAACACAACTGATGGAAAAGAGAAAATCTATATGCTAGACAATCATACTGCCGGTGACTCACAATACAAGGTTGGACTCTATTATAATGGCGATGGAAAGCAAGAAACATTAGGGCTTTATGAGTCCGAGGGTTCTGGACAAGTTCAAGAAGTAATGGATCTATTTAAGTAAGGTACAATAAAAGCATGAATGATATATCTCCAACCGGAATAATGATCGATCATATCAACCTATCAAAGCGTGATACTCGTGCCATGCTTGAAAAAGGTGGGTTGAATTGTATTACCAAAGGCGTACTTTCTGTAATGGAGTCTGCAGGTGCTGGTGATATGAAGATGGTGGATATAGTTGTGAATCGACTTGATGGCCTCTTGAGTGACAAAGTCGCTGTGAGGCCTATTATCGTGGAGGTAATTGATTATGGAACAAAATAGCAGCGAAGTCGCCCGCGAAATGTCTTTTTACGATAAAGATACTAAGAAAGCGATTATTGATAAAGTTAAACTGATGGCAAATACGCCGTCCGAGACACCCGAAATGGTGATCGATAGCCTTGACACTTCCTGGGCGTCAACCATTGCTGCACAACTCTATCTTGCTATGTACCGTGCTGACCTCAAGGCAGTTAATATTATCCTCGATCGTATTGACGGTAAACAGGTGCGAGAAATTGAGGTCCAGACAACACCTATTGAAGTTCGTACAGTAAAAGCTTCCGAAGCAAAAAACCTTCCTGATGGCGATGTCGTTCAGGTTGCTGGAGAAATGTTACTTCGTGATTACCAAGTGCCGGTTCTTCAAGCCTTCGATGACGGAATCAAACGTTTTTGTATCGTTCAGACGCGTCGTTCTGGTAAAACGTGGCTTCACTGGCGACTGATGATTCGTGAAGCGATCAAGAAAAAGGCCAACTACCTCTATGTTTTCAACTCCGAAAAGCAACTAAAAGAGTCAATTTGGGAAGCGATCGACAACAACGGGGTCAACCTGATCGACTACGTGCCGAAAGAACTTGTCGCGAGCATTGAGCAAGGTGATTTCCGTATTACACTGAAAAATGGCAGTACGATCCGTCTCATGCTTGGTTCAAAGCCAGACAACCTTCGTGGTGCTAACCCTTACGGAATTATCCTCGACGAGTACGGTACTCTTGACCCAACTACAATTCAAGTCTTGACACCTATCCTATCAGCTAACAAAGGTTGGCTGGTCGTTACTGGTACGCCGCGAGGTGACAACCACTTCAAGAAGCTGTACGACAGCGCCGAACAAGACCCTCGCTGGTACACCCACACCGTCAACGCCCTCCAGTCTGGCCTATTTACGACAGAAGAGCTTGCTCAAATTCGCCAAGAGAGTATCGACTTCTTTGGTAATGAAGCGTTCTTCCAACAGGAATATATGAACAGTTGGATTAGTCCAAACTCCGGAAGTGTCTTCGGTGAGCTTACTAATATAATGATTAATAAAGGTCACTTTAAATCTGTTAAATACGACAAAGACCTTCCGGTATATGCGACTTGGGACATTGGTAACGCCGACCACACTGTCATTATCTTCTTCCAGATTGATAAACTCCAAGACATTAAGGTCATTGATTTCATTGAGGCGAGTCGTGTTAATGGAGGTGTTGAGTACTTCGTTCAAGAGATTGCGAAGAAGCAATACGCCATTCAGCAGCACTTCTTGCCGTTCGACGCTGAATACCACAAAGGCGCGCGCAACGAAACCTATGTCGGTGAGTTGAAAAAGCTCGGTGTTCGTAACTTTAAAGTGCTGAAGCGGGTTAATGAAACAGCTGATAAGTTGAACTTCCTCCGTACAGAGTTCAAGCGACTCTATATCGACAATCACCTCGATCGCCTTATTGAGTGTCTTCGTGGAATGGAATACGAGTGGAACGCTGCGAAACAGACGTGGTCAACCAAACCAACTCACAAGGGCGGATACAGCGACGTTGTGGACGCACTTTGTTATATGGCGCAAGCAAGTCGTGAGATCGATGGTGCGAACAAAAAGCCTTATAGCGGGAGCAAGATTGGCCGTGTCCGAACGACGCCAGGGCTTTACGGCTTTGGCAGTCGTGGCGGCGGTGGAGGGTATACGTTCTAATGGGTACTCGACTTGAGGAGATTTTGGCGAGAACACGGGATTTTGAGAAGCCAGTTGAACTGAAACCTGTGAAGCGACCGCTCCAAGAAATGGATATATATGACGTTCACGCTGTCATGCCGTTTGTAATGGACGCAATCGATACGCCAGACAACTACGACATCTGGATCGGTAAACAACTCTTGGTTGACTTGACGCCAATGCAGACATTGAGTGTTCTCAGGAAAGTAAAGGGACAGCTCATGCGCGAGGTGAATGAGGTTCAACAGGAGATTGATCGTATCGAGTTTTTAGAGTCACCGGCAGAACCATTTAGTGAGAACTCGTGGAAAAAGCCACTTCCCGCACCCTGGCAGCCACAATATTATGAATTGCAACCACGAATGGAGAGAAAGCGATGAAAGAATCTGATTTCGACAAAATAGTTGTAAAATACCTCAAATCTAAAGGTTGTCTCGTACTAAAGCTGACTCCTGGAGTGGCTGGAATACCTGTTGGTGTAAGCGACCGTGTGTTTTTTAAAGAAGGCTTCTATGGATTCTTTGAATTAAAGAAGAATGCCAAAGCGCCGTTCCGTCCGCTTCAGAAAGAATTCCTTGAAAAGATGGATAATTGGTCATATGCCAAAGCTATCTACCCCGAGAATTGGGAAGAAACTAGAAAAGAATTAGATTGTATGCTTTAAATGCATTGACATCTAGCATTAAGCAGAGTACAATAAAACATACCAATTAAATAAAAGGAGTGAACACCTAGTGGCAAAGATTATTATGATTATTGGGGACAGCGGAAGTGGCAAGACATATAGTCTTAAAACTCTCCCCGAAGGCAGTACAGCTGTGCTTACCGCGACAGGGAAGGAACTTAGTTTCGCCAATGACAACAAGCTTCCGCTTGCAAAAGCAGACTATGCTTTCTTGAAAGAGAATATTCCAAAGATTAACAAACCAGTTGTCATTATTGATGACGCTAATTACTTGATGACGTTCGAGAACATGGAACGTTCAGAGGAGAGTGGTTATGGCAAGTTTACAGATATGGCGATCCACTTTTTTGAGTTGTTCGACCTTATTTCTAAAAAGCCTGGCGAGCAGATATTCTATATTATTGCTCACTCAAGTATCAATGAAGAAACGAAGCGCCGCGAAATGAAGACGGTTGGTAAAATGCTATCTGAAAAGATCGTGCTAGAAGGACTCACTAACACAGTTCTTGAGTCGTCATACGACCCTCTCGATGGTTATATCTTTACGACTCACCGTTCAGGTGTAGAGTCAGCAGCTAAGTCACCAGAAGGTATGTTCAAGGAGGATACTGTCAAGAATAACCTTTTTGAAGTTGACGCAGCCGCACGTAAATTCTACGGCTACAAACCGCTTGAGACTAAAAAAGAAGCAAAGGGTGCTAAGTAATGGGTAAGGGAGCGCGACTACGCGCACTGAGGGCTAATGCACCTGTTGTTCAGCTTTCGGGTAAAGAAAAAGTTGAACCAACTATTAGCAACATGAAGAACCTTACTCGTATCACGGCTAGTGAAGCGCCTGAAGGTAATCGTGCGCAGCGACGCGCCGCAGAACGTGCAGAACGGCACGAGGCAGCCCTTGAAGCGCAATACCCGACTAATCGTACAATCTGGGGTCGTCAACGACGTCAGTTATTCCAACATCTTCGTGTAGCGAAGCGTGTTCTTGGTGAAGCAACAAGTATTAATAAAGCACGTGAGATCGATTTTCGCGCTCGTCGTGCAACAATGGAGGTTAAATAATGGCTATTTACCAAGAAGACGATGATCTCGACCTAGAGCGCGAGCTTGATCGAAATGAAGATTCAATGAAAATGATGAGTGCTGATATGGAACGTATGTCTGACCGTAATCGTCACATCCGCAAAACCCTCCAAAAGAAGCAGCTTGATCCACTCGTGGCAAAAGCTATCGAGTTGGCAATTGACGGTGGACGTGTTCATGGCTTGAACGAAGGTCTGAATAAAAAAATTCAAAACTTGAATAAGCGCATTGAAATTCGTGACGCCGAGATCGCACGGACAGATGATCGAGACATCTGGAAGGCTCGCGCTGAAGCGGCCGAAGCAACGATTGAGCGTAGCAAGAAAAGGAAACGACGATAATGCGTCGTCTTCGCACAAAACTAGGCAACTGGCTTTTCATCAAAGCCCGAAACGATCGTCACTGGTTGTTCAAAGTTGCCGCTTTCGTATCACCAAATAAGAGGAGAAAATAATGCTTACACTAGATAAAGACAATTTCTATGCAGTAGTCGACGGTAAGAATATCCCTCTTACAAAAAGGGAGTGGGAAATTCTATCCTACTTAGCAGAGAATGAACATAGGGTGGTAAGCAAGCAACAATTGCTTGACATCATCTGGGACGATCCTGTGTTTGAGAATACGGTCGAAGTGTACGTTAAATACATTCGCACAAAGATCGGCCCTCAGTACATCACCACTCGTCGAGGATTCGGCTACAAGATCAACCTATCTGGAGAAATTACATAATGAAGATTCTCGTAGTCTGTGATGAAGGCAATAACCGAAGCGTTATGGTCGCTCATCAGATCAAGTATTGGGGTCACGATGTCATTGCGGCTGGTGTAAAGCGCAACTCACCCGAGACGATCGAAATGCTGAGTGAGTGGGCTGATCGGATAATCACCACCGAAGCCGGTCAGCTCGAGGGTCCAAAAGTTCAATTATGGGACATTGGACCAGATGAGTACCCACGTCCATTTAATAAAGAGCTTTTATCAATCGTTCGCGGTATGATGGAAGAACATAAATCAGAATATAAGGAGGCATAATATGTCAGATCAAGCGCCAAACATCAAGGACATCATCAATAACACTAAGAACTTCGATAAGCCATACGCGACACCGATTCCAGAAGGAATCCACGAAGTTGAAGTTATCTCATTCGTAGAGGGTGAAAGCAAAGACAATAAGTACAAAATGATTACACTGACCGTTCAGGACGTCAGTGACCGCCAAGCTCGTATCACCCAGATGCTCGAAATCCAGTGGATTGAAGGTACTCTCCGTCTTATCAAGGGTCTTTATACCCACAACGCTGAAGATAAAGAAGCTGCTAAAGAAAAGATCAATAAGTTCTTCGATGGTGCAAAGGATGAAGCTGATCTTCAAAAGAAGTGTGTTGAAATTCTTGAGAAGCTTATTGAAAAGGGTTGTATGGCTTGGCTTCGTGTTGAAAAAGAGAACGAATCTGACCAGTATCCTGATCGTGTTGTTACTGCCTACGAGCCACAGTATCGATGGAAGACTGTTGAAAAGACAGAAACTACTGATACTGCGGAGAGTGTCCTTGCGAGTGGCAAAGCCACCGACGAAGGTACAGATGACGTTGATCCAGGTCTGTTTGATAAGTAATGCAACCGCACAGAGAGCTATATCGTAGCCTCGTACCGGATGATGCTTACATCATCAGCTTCTCTAACCTGCTGTCGTGCGTAACGCCGACAGCGGCGAAGAGGATCGCTAAAGAGATTTACTATAATATCGGTGGCAATATCGAAACGGCAGCAATGAAGCGCGGTACAGCTGCTCACGCTATCAAAGAAGCTGAGATCAGTGATGATTGGGTTAACGAGCTACGCCTAGCGTACAAAATGTTCGACGGGTATTATCTCACCGGTACGTTGGATCGTTATTACAATAAGTTGCGTATGATCGAGGACTTTAAGACGACAACTAGCAATCCATCTGCCTACCTAAAAACCATGCAAATCGAAACATACAGTTTCTTAGCGATGAACAATGATTTAGTGGTTGAGCATGGATGTTATACCACCATAAATGAGAAGGGTGAGACACTACTATCAGCGCCGGTAAAAATCAACGCTGCTACCGCTGTGAACTGCTATGGCTCATTCATTCTACCAAGGTTCAATATGATTAAAAACGAAATAGAAAGGTTGAAGAATCAATATGTCTGAAATCGAAATTACAAACGATATCGCGGTGTTTAAAGCACCTCTTGCTATCAATAACCTAGATGACTTCCAAGCTGCTAGCAATGAAGTTGATCGACTCAAAACAATATTAAAGGACCTAGAAAAAGACGAAAAGTCATTGACTGCTCCACTTAATGAATCTCTAAAAAATATTCGTGCTAAATACAAACCAGCTAAAGAGCAATTGACGAGCAGTATCGCGAAAGGCCGATCAGCCTTAAACGAGTTCAAACGTCTCGAAGACGAGAAGCGTGTTGCGGACGCTGCTGCGCTCGAGGAGCTTGCGAGCGAGGGCGCTAGCATGGCTGAACTTATCAGCGTTGTCGACGAAGCACCGTCACTCGGTGGACGCCTCACGACCATTGTTGAAGCTAACTTCGATGAACTGACACCTGAATACAAATCTGACCTCCTCAAACGAGTGTGGGATGCTGCTATGGTGGTCGTTCGTAAGGATGTCGCAGCCGGACGTGTTGAAGCTGGTGTGACTGTTCGCAAAGAAAAAGTGCTTTAGCACTCGATAAGGGTTATAATAAAAGGGTAAATAAGGAAGGATCTATATGTTAGAAAACTTTGGAAACCGTGTCGTATCAAGCCTTTTAGTAGCCGTAATTGTGTTCGTAGTCGCCGCGCTGATCTTCTGGGTCATTACCCTGTTGGCCGGTGTGCTTCCGTTCAACTGGATTGCAATTTCAATCGCAGTTGGCGTTCTGTCTGGAATAGGTTATTTCTGTTCAAGAAAAGTCCTATTCTAGTAAAATAAGTAAGGCGTAATGCCAATTTCCTGCTTGTGATGAAACAAAAGACCTCCGTATTAAGCGGAGGTTGTTTCTTTATAGAAGGCACTAAGTATGGTGACTCTTCCAAGACGAGCAGCACACTCGAAGGTAATGCGATCAGTGATTAGTTTCGCCTCGGTTTGACCGCGCTCGCTACGTAAAGGGTTGGTACATTCTTCGGCCCAGAAGTGACCAAGTGCTTGTAGGTGTGTCAGTGAGTATTTCTTATCGTCTGCGTATTCAACTGATCTCAGCAACTCAAAGTACCCATTGGCCAAGTTATCTTCTGGTCGCGCTTGTCTCTCAACTTCGTAGTTTTTATCTTTGCTCATAGATGGGTTCTCCTCAATGCTTCAGTTCCGAGTATCAGGAATGGCAGTTGCAAAGCCAGGTGTTCGCCAAGAGGCTCGTCAAAAAACTCGTCTGACAAGCTTTTCGCTGCGTCTAGTGACTTATATCGGCGGGGCAGTCCACTTAAGTGACTCAAAGCAAAACGTGCCACAGACGCGCTAGGAACGCGCATTGCTGGCACATTTGCATGAAGATCGTTATGAATTTCGATAGGTAATACTATCTGTGTACGCTCATTGTTGCGCAACTGACTGCTGAGACGATAGGAGAGCATATCACGGCGAGCATAAAACTCGTGGTGATTGTTCTCCCGTAACATTAGTTTTCTACCACTTCAACAGGTCGTGTCCACGCTTGATCGACGTGGGAAGGGTTGTCATATTCATACAGTGAAGCATCAACTAAACCAAGAGCGCCAAGAAGACGAGCGGTTAACTCCGTGTCTTTTTGGATCTCAGATACTCTTTCAGCTTGGTTCGGTATTTGTTCCATAATTGTACAACCTTTGGCTTTCTATTTTCGCGAGCTTGATTTATGAGCTTTTGGAGTGACTTGCTTATTCTAAAAGGGTCGTTACTCACTAAACGGATCGAACTTGGTCCTTTGACCACCAGCCCGTTGTGTCAGACACGTTGCCTGGCTCACCGGCGTTATACTGGTTCAACGCGTAATAGCCGTTGTTTATCCCGATTACTCGCATAGCGGTATCAGAGAAGTCAGCTGTAAATGGACCGTCGCCATAGCTGCTTGAGGCGCCACGACCACTGGCGATAACAGTATCACCGACAGCTATGGCGCGTCCTGGTTCAGGGTTGTTTGGAACAGTTGGAGTTTCAGGTGTTGGTTCTGGAGTCGGCTCAGGTGTAGGAGTCGGCGCTTGATTCCAACGTTTGAAGCGGAATGCACCAGAGAAGCCGCTCATACCAACAGATATGATATTGAACGGTTTACCATTGATACCAGCACCATTACCTTGATTTTGTCCAAGAAGACTGAGACGTCCACTACCATTGTAGTTCTCGTCGGCGAAGGCGATGTGGTTAGCGCCGTTAGCACCAAGAACAACTACGTCACCACGCTTCACGTCGTTCAAGTTCCAGATCAGATCAAAGTCGCCACCGGCGTTTGAGTTGCGAGCTGACTCGACGTTCCAACAACCAGCTGCGATACCAGTACCACCGGTTGAAAGTGAGCGGCCAATTTGCTGCCAAAGGAGGGCTGCGCCGTCCCAACACTGAGGTCCGTAAGCGCCGTCAAGGTCGTAAGCGTTACCGTTTACAGCGTTTCGGAACTCGTCATAACTACCGATAGGAACAGAGTAAGCAGCGCCAATTCCACCTTCAGTTTCAAAGGCTTTATGAGCTTCAACAGCAACTTTTGGTGTACTATTAATATTCTCAACGAATTCGAGAATAGGCTTCGTGATGCCTGCATAGTCAGCTTTTGTTGAGTCGATTTGGACTTTTACACCTTTACTGTTGAGGAAGTTGAACAGGTTCTTACCGGCGTTAGTGAGATACCAAGCTGATCCACCAATAATAGCGGCGATAAGACCACCCATACCGAACTGGTTGAGAACTTCAAGGTTCGCACCAGTAAGCGTGCCATACCATGCAAGCGCGTCGAACACGGCGATGTAGGCAATGACAGACGTCCCGATGAGCAACGCTCGGATAAAGTCTTGAAGGACTTTTTTCCAGCTAAATTTGATTGATTCAGTGAAAATGACTCGAGTAACGCCGATGATAAGATCGACTAAGTATGCCGCGCCGAGTATTCCAACTCCGACGAGTGCAACGATGATGTGTTCTAACATGTGATCCTCCTACTTATTTAGATCTAGTTTATCACGTTCTGTCTTTTTGTCACGTTCCGTGATAAGGACGGTTGTTGCTGCCATTCGATATAAAAACCAGATTAACAGAGCTGAAGTTCCAAAAACGACCGCGTTAGAGACGCTGTAAGCTACGCCGATAGGATTAATGGTACTGCTACTCCTTTCGACGAGGCTGAAAATTGTAAGTGCGTCAACTCCGATAGGGACTAAGTTGCCTGTGAAGACGACTAGCGCCAGAACAAAGAGCAGACGACGGAAGCCAATCAAACTTGGTTGAACTTTTTTCTTGAACAGTTTTGCTTGTAGTACGAGGACAAGTGCAATAAATACGATTGACACAAGGTGTGCTGTCAGCAAAACTACTGCTAAAGTCTTGATATCCATGATTACTTACCTTCCCTTGCTTGTTTAGCACCCATGGCTAGAGCTATTGTAACGGTGAAACCGTTTTCTTCTATCAATTTATTCAACTGGTTGCTCGCTTTAGTAGCAGTCATCACGACTGATTTGTTCTTCTTCTTGCGAGCTTCTAACTCTGTGTCAATAGGAATAGACGCAGATTTTTTCTTGAAATTAAAGAGTTTCATTAATGACTACTCCTCTTACCATTTTCAATTTTCTCGGCCAGTAAATTATTAGAAGTCGTATTAGCAGCAAGCACTGTTGTTACATCCTTAGTAACATCTTTCTGGTCTTGTAAGCGTGCATCCTGCAGTGACTGCACTTTGTTGTATAGTTTATAACAAATGAACCCTAAGACTAATACAAGTACGCCAAGTATCCCTTGCGTGAAGAAGTACGTGGCTATATCTGGTGATCCGTCTGGCATATTTTATTTCAACTTTTTATTTGATGCTGTTATGAAGTAAGTATAGCAATAAGCATATACTTGTACAACTATATTGACCCAATAATCGTGCTTCCATATAGTGTCACCCAAGTTGTACCATTCCATCGCTTCAAAGGCTTAACGACCCAAGTTGTACCATTCCAGACTTTGACCGGTTTCGATACCCATTTCACACCGTTCCACCACCATAAACCACCGAGGTAAACGTTTGCAATACGAGCGACAGCAGGTTGACTAACTTGGCTACGCATAGCAATACGAGCAATAGCTGTTTGCGTCTTTTCCACACTTTTTTGAAGACGAGCTGTAGCGGTCTGAGTACGAGTTCGGCTCATGATAATGCGAGCAATAGCTGTTTGCGTCTTAGTTCCACCAATACCGATTCTCGCTACGGCTGTTTGAGTACGGGTTCTGGTGTTGCTGATTCTCGCTACTGCTGTCTGTAGTCTGAATGGTTGCGCTACGATCCTAGCAGTGGCAGACTGTGTACGGGTGAGGCTACGTTGGATGCGCGCCGTTGCTGACTGCGTCTTTGTGAAAGTTTGAGAAATACGGGCAGTAGTAGGCTGTGTTTTTGTGAATATTTTACTAATACGGGCTGTCGCAGGTTGAGTTTTGGTACTAACAATCTGGATTCTTGCTGTAGCCGGTTGTGTCTTGGTAAGTGTACGTTGAATTCGAGCAATAGCTGTTTGGGTTTTTGAATAGTTCTGAGATATTCTTGCCTTAGCAGATTGCGTTTTAGTGTAAATATATGCGATTCGCGCTACGGCCGTTTGGGTCTTCGTGAGTATTCTTTGAATCCTTGCAGTAGCTGTCTGGGTTTTTGTATAATTTTGCGAGATCCTAGCAATGGCTGGTTGTGTCTTCGTATACTGAACACCTCCACTTATGCGTGCAGTTGCCGTTTGGGTCTTCGTGAGTATGTTTGCTAGTCTCGCAACAGCGGGCTGAGTTTTTGTTAGTGTCTTACTGATTCTCGCAATAGAACTTTGAGTTTTTGTGAGATTATTACTAACCCTCGCGACAGCAGATTGAGTTTTGGTATATATGTTGGCGAAGCCAGGGTTATAGTAGTCAGTCCCTAATCGGGCAACAACCCTCGCAACAGATGTCTGAGTTTTTGTTAGTGTCCGTTGAATGCGTGCAGTAGATGTCTGAGTTTTTGTACCTGTAAATGAAGTAACATACGTTGCATACATGTCGACTGGACCTGCGGCAGTAGTTGTTGTAACGGTGCTTGGAGTGGAAGCAAAAGATATCGAGGTGCTACTGAGCCTTGTAAGGTTGGCTGTATTCGCCCTTGAGAGTGTCATGTTAGGAGAACCGGCCTCGAAGTGAATACCGATCCAGTAGTTCGTACTAGCAACCAATGTAATCCTATTGGCGCCAGAGAAGACCATGTTTTGAGCGGCCTCAGACGTATTTGTCACAGCTATATCGTCAGATACCGCAAGCAGTGTCCCGGGGAGTCCACTAGAATCTGAATAGATGACGGCTCGCATTCCTTTTGAGCCTGCACCAGCGAGCCAAGCTCGAGCTGTGAAGCTGTCTAAAGTACCACCGCTCGCAGGAGCAGCCGACAGTAAGAATATGCGGTCAGCCGTTACGGCATTAGTATTGCCATTATCGCCAGTTGGTCCAAAAGTAGGCATTATTGATATACCCTAACTGCAACATAATATAAGGCATCGTAATAATCAGATAGACTGGTGGTCACATGTCCTTGTAGTGTAATAGTAGCATTCGCTGCTGCACTGTTATTAGTGTCGAGAAGCTCCCATAATCCACTCGTGCGGTTATAAATCTCCATTTTTACGTTTACGCTAGCTGCTGGTTTCGCGATTCGGCCGGTCCATGTTGGGTGAATTTGGTTCGTGTTGTTAGTACCTTTATGATTGAATTGGTGTATGCCATATACGTCGTCAATCATTAAATCTACAAAGATCCCATCAACAGTACTCACATCTGTTATCTCTGACGAAGAATAATTAGTGGTTAGCAATGCAGCGTTTGAAGGTATTGATGAATAACTTCCTCTCGAATATTCGGTTGGAGTTGCAATCCTTGCCGTAGCAGTCTGGGTTTTGGCAAGACCCTTCTGAATTCTAGCAGTCGCTGTTTGCGTCTTAGTTCTTAGTATAGGGAATATCCAGCCACTGTTCCCGCTAGTATTAGTAGAGTTCGTAGCAGTAAAGGTGGCCCCGCCTGTTGCATTATTGTCCCGCATAGTGACATAGTCAGCCGTGCCGGAGCCAGACGACTTAGATATCGTAACTTGGCTACCGGAAGAGGTTGTGTCTACTATTAATGGTACGCCAGTAACACCGGACATAGAGAATGTCCCGAGCATAGTGTACGTTTTACCTGCTTCAAACGTCAAATTTGAAGTGAACTGGCCAGATGCAGATGCAACACTAAAGTTAGTAAAGGTACTGTTCGCCCCCTTAATATCAATTGTTCCATTGCTACCAAAGAAGGTGAGGTTGATAGCTGGCCAGTCAACTGAAACAGGGCTTTCAATAACTATAGGAGAAGTTGATGATGCGGAGCCAGTTATCGAACCAACACCAGGGGATATTAGTATATTGTTAGCCCCAACAGCGTACGTAAATCCACGCTGGAATCCAGACACTGACGGAAAGTTAAAATAACTTGCCGTGCTAGCGTGCATGCTAACAATCTTTGAAGAAGTTCCGCTAAATGTATATGCTCTAGAAATACCTAATGTACGGTTGCCACTTACAATCAAAGTTCCATAACTATGAGTTACACTCTGAGCGTTCGAGTTTGAGTCTACCGTAAGAGTGAAATTATTTTCTATAAATACGTCGTCAAATGAACCAGGTACTGACGCCCCCGATGCGCCACCCGACGTTGCAGACCAGACAGAGGTACTGGTGTAATTTCCAGATGCTACTAGATATCTGTTCGCCACAAGCTATAGCT